GAAGACCGTTGGCGAACCCCATTCCGCCAAAGATCGCCTGTCTCAGCGGATCAAGTCCGCTTCCGCCGCCTCCGCCAACCGCAGAGCCACCGAAACCGGCAATCTCCAAGTTCACCGGCACTGTCACAGCGCCTATCTGCTTGGCCAGGTTCTCAGCGGAGTCGTCTTCGGCTTCCGGTTTGACTTTGACCGACCAATCGTCTCCGTTTTCGCCACTCCAGTCTCCGGTCGTTCCTTTTCCTGTGAGCCAGTTGTAAACTACTTCAGCGAGTGCTTTCGGCGTCTCTACGATCTGCGTTCCCCAATCCTCCCATGCTTTCACCGCATTTTCGGCAGCCTCTTCGACCGCTTTTCCGGACATTTTCGCGGCCTCTTCAACGCTTCCACCGTCTCGGAGAACACGTCCGAACTCCGTCTGATCTGCGATCAAATACGGCGTCATCGCGAGGAGTCCGGTCGGATCTGCGGAAGAGATTCCGGCGCCTATCGCAGAAGCAGTGCCAGTCAACGCGACTCCGGCTCCTGTTGCAAACAGTTTTCCGCCGTTTCCGGCAGCAGCGCCAACGGCCGACGCGCCTCCTCCGCTTCCAAGCAGACTCCTGAAACCGTTGATCAGGCGGAGGCCCTCAAGCACACCCTCACCGATCTTTAGCGCACCAAAAGCAATACCGATGGCCTTGATTCCATCAACGATTCCTTCCCAGTTTTTGGAAAGGAACTCAAGTCCTTCAGTCAGTTTGTCGAACACCGTGACGAAATTGTTCACGACATCTTCCGGATTGACGTTGGCCAGGTCATCGAACAGACCGGCAACGCTCTCTCCGAGTTTTGTGAGCATCTCCTGTCCTTCCGGCTTCTGAAGATACTCAAGGATCGTACTGAGAACATTATTGAGCGCTTCCGCTCCGGCAGTAAGTCCAGGAGCGACCGCGCCGATAATTTCATCCTTCAGAGAAGTCCATGTGTTTTCAAGCAATCCAACGCGGTCAGCGAGTTCGGCTGCGTTCTTGGTCGCATCCTCGCTCGACACGCTCACTCCGTTGAGCGCTGCGCGATACTCTTCGACCGTGTTGTACTGTTTAAACAAAGGAACGAGTTCTTTCCAACTCTTTCCAAAGAGCGCCTGGGCCTGTGCCTCTTGTTTCGCTTCAGCCTCGACTCCGTCGCCATATGCCATGATCGCTTGACCGGCGCGGAACATCAGATCGAGCGTGTCTTCCGTGATCAGAGTGTTCGCGCCTTTTCCGCTTTCAAACGCGAGTCCGAGTTCCTCAAGAGATTCAATGACGGCCTTTGTTCCGTTTCCGATGCCCTTTTTGAGTTTGTCCTGACTGGACAACATCGCATCGACGCTCGTGTCCAGGCCACCTGCGACGAGCGCTTGCATACGCTTGAACGTTTGGAGGTCGATTCCGTACATTTCCGCCATCGTTGACGTATCATCGGCCCTCTTTGCGGAGTCCATGATGGTCGCCCACAGTTTCTCGCCGAACTGAACGACTTTCTGCGCGGCTCGTTCCATGCCATCAGTGATCCGGTCAATTCCGCTGATCACCTGATCGAGAGAGATCTTCCGTCCGATTCCCTGGACACTCGTTGTCAGTTTGTCGGCACTCTGCGCGGCTTCCTGTTGGCTTGTATTCAGACCGTTCAACGCGGCCTGAGTGTCATTCATGGCAGCTTGAGCGAGGATCATACTCCTCTGCATTTTCAGATATTCCTCGCTCGTCTCTTTGACACCGGAATTCTTCATGGCCTCAAGCGCTTTGGCGTACTGCTCAACCATGCGCTTCTGAGTTTGGAGTTTCCCGTTCAGCGCGGTTGTCCTGGTAACCATCGCGGCTTCCGCGTCGCCTGTCGCCTTGAATGAGGCTTCCGCGAATTTCAGAGCTGCATTGAAAGTGTTAATTTGCGCTTTGGCCTGACTTATTCCTGAGTTAAAGGCCCCCATATCGACGCCGAGTTCAAGGTTTACCGCCATCTTTTCTCACATCCTCGCGTTCATGCTCCGGTCGTACATCATCCGGTAATAGTAGAGGTCAAGGATCTCGCCGGGTTTCATCCGGTCAATCTCTTCTCGACTCAGTCCGGCCACCAATCCATGGGAAACTACTCGCCGGTACGTCAGTTCCCTTGCGGCTTTTTTGACTCCTGTTCCTCCAGGACTTCGTCAACCGGCCCGTCCTTGTCGTTTTTGACTTCCATCATGTTTCCGTTGCTGATCTCCGCCATTGTTGCGATGGCATATCCGAGGATCAGCGCCGGTTTCATGTTTCTCAGGATCCATTTGTCTGTCAGGTCAGGTTCCTGGCCGGACTGTTCAAGACCGGCGTTTCCGAGGATGGCGATCAGTTTCCCCATCTTTTCAAGCCGGTCAGGATCGTTCACAACATCAATAATGACCTTTGGTTCAGCAGCCGGATTGTTCTCGTCCTCTTCCGACCTGATTCCGAACACTTTGTCCGTCAGTTCAAAAGCAGTGCATCCGATCTGACGCTGAATCTCGATCATCTCATATGCAGTATATGAAAGCGGAATTTTCCGTCCGCCAATATTGATCTCCGTCATGACATCTGCTTCCTTTCTTAAACGAAATCAGGGGAGCCGGATACACCGGCCCCCCTAAGACATCAGGTGATATTCGCGAGGCCGTTCAGCCATGCCTTGGCGTCAGCAATCGCGCTGAACGTCTTGTGCAGCTGATACCGCGCAACATCGGAACTGTCCACGATCAGACCGGCAGCGCGGCCGTTAAGAGTGGGAGTTCCCCATGTGATCTGACCCTCACGAGTCTGAGTGGCCATGCTTTCTTCCTGGAACTTGATCTTCAGAGTCCACCAGGCCTCGAAAGACCGGACGCCGTCGAGACGCATCTTCCGGATGTATCCGTATCCACCCCACGGAGTCTCATTGTCGCTGACCCACTGTCCGCCAGTGGTCGTATTCGCGTTGGCAGTTTCACCGAGGATCGACACACGGTCGGCATCAGTCAGGCCGGTCGATTCAAACGACATCGTCAGTCCGGTCAGACCGTTATCGTCATCAACGATCCGGTCATCACCGTACAAAGGATTGTTCGCGTATTCCCTTGTCACGGTCGCATTCCGCGCCTCCTGGATGACCTTGCCTGTTCCATAGGTCGGCATGGATCCGTCAGTGTGAGACGTCAGAGGCGCCCAAACAGGATACATCATCCCAACATTAGGATTCGCCATTGTTCTATCCCTCCGTTATAGTTCAATTTTGTCGAGTTCTTCTTTGATCTTGGATTCCATAGCGCCTTGAGCCGAACTCTGAGACTGCGAGAACGCTTTCCGGAGGAAAGGCTGCTTTTCCATAAACGATGTTCCGGAGTTGATCGCGTTGGCGATCACGGCCACCGGTTTCGACGATGTGCCACCGGACGCAATGGAAGCGCGAGTCGCCTTTCCGCCTTTGACTTTGTACTTTGTGCGAACATTGTTCCGAGCATGACTCCAAGTTATCGCAGCATAGCCGGAATGGTTGTAACCGATGCTCGTATCAATCCGGATTCCGTTGTTTCGGAATTTCGCGATTCCATGAGGAGCATTCATGACTATGGCTTTTTCTTCAGGAGATGGTTTCCGTTTTCGTCCGTCAGAGGCGTACTTGAACGGTTCTGTTGCGATGGCTCCCACCGCAGCGCTGACCGAGTCAGCGACAACTCCGGCCCCTTTGTATAGGCCTTGTGAGGCGGCTCCGGCCGCCTGTTCTCCGATCTTGTCCATCCGATGAACAAGTTCGTCCATCCCTGTTGTTTTCATCGTCCAGGCCATGAGATCACCCCTCGACTTGGAAACTCCATTCCCAATGGAACAGGCGAGTGTCGTTCTCGTAAGTGCTGATGTTCAGCATCCAGGCTGAATCACAGTACGCGGCCAGTGTAGTCTCGATCTCTTGGATCCAACCTTCACCGTTCCGGCTCCGGCTATACAGATCAACACTGCCCTCAAACGCTCGGCATACCTTCCGGTCATCGCCGTTCAGCGGATCGACTTCAAAGTCAATCCGGATCGTTCCGTAACTGCTTGATTCAGGTCGAGTGTTCCACTCATATTCAGCCATCGGAAGTGTCACGGTCGCCGATCCTTCACCTTGAGTCAGCGCTTTCATGGCGTTGACAAGGTCTGCGTAATCGTCCATCGCTTACACCTCCAAACTTCCACTGTTGCCGAGTTTCCGTCTGATACTGAGAATCGTTCCGTTCCATTCCTTGTACGGATCCGCGTTGATCACCGTCCAACGTTCGCCGTTGTATTCAAGTTCGCGCTCCCCTTGGTAGTCGCGACTGTATGGGATCAGCAGTTTCGCCTCCGGAGCGAGTCCGGTTCCGGCCGCTTGGTAACGTTCAGTCAGAGAAAGACTCATTTCCTGTGCCTTGACACTCCGTCTCACTGCGACAGGATCCGAGCCAACCTCATGAGCATCCGGAGCGAATCCGATCAGGACGATGGTTGTCATCTGCCTCATGTTTCATCACTCTCCGGCTCAAAATCAGTGTAAGAACCGCTGATTCTCAACGCGCCTTTCATGGCCTCATAAGCCTTGAGGAGATTGTCATAGTTCGCCGGATTGCCGAGCCTCATGTTGCACCAAGTCGCGATGGCCGTGATTATCAGCGCATCAGTCACAGTGCTTGTGTCGGTCACGGTTCCGTCATCGGCGCGGACGATGTTGATCTCTCCTGGAAGTACGATCTCAGCAGTCTTCGTCAGATCGAGCGCGGCGGCATTGATCTGAAGGATGATCTCGGCGTCATAACCGTTTCCGCTCACCGGAAGCATCGACTTCACTTCTTTGAACATTGATCACTCCCCCTTGTGGGCCATGTATTCTTCATAGGCTTTAGGCGTGTACAAATGGATAGGAGGAACATGACTGTCCGCCCAAATAGAGAAACCGTTGCACACTGCACGAATGCAGAAGTGACGATCTTCTCCGAAGACTGCTTTTTTGAGATTCGGAATCGGAGTGTAATCCACACCACGTTCCAAAACTTTCCGGCTTATCAGGATCAGCGCTCCGCTGCCTCCTACTTCATACAGTCCAGGAGTCTCCCATTCGGATCTGTAACCGTCTGCCTGATCGAATAACCAAGCGTTCGACCATCCGTTTGTCCAAAATAGTTCCGAGACGATGTCCTTTCCGCTCTCAAGCAGAACCTTCAGCGTCTGCGGATGGAGAACGAGATCCGTGTCTGCACTCAGGAGATAGTCATAACCTCCATCGAGCGCTCTTTGGATCGTCTGATTCCTCATCACACTCATCTTGGAGACGAGATCCGCCGTCCACATATGGTTGTGATAAATTGTCACGTCCTCCGAGTCGTTCACGATATAGTCCGCGTTCCGGATCTCCGGAATGATGCCTGGACAATCGTTCACAACAAAAAACCGGTCGGCAGTCACGCCGTCCGGCAGTTCCAGTCGATCAAGGCTCGACTGATATTCGCGGAAGATCTCCGGTCGTTGTCGCAGTGGAGCAGCAATCAGGATCTTCACGCCTGTTCACCTCCGAAGAGATGATCTCCGGCAAAAACCGGAACATGAGCGATGTGACCTGGCCTCACGGTCGGTTCACACCAAATCTCACGGCCGATCTCGTTCACTCTCATACAGAATGCGAGATCTTCTCC